GGACCACAAAGCCGACGGCAACCCTTACGAAGCTTTACCCGAGCCGGTTAGAGCGCAATTTCAAACGGAATGTACCGAAGCCCATCAGCAATTTGCTGAAAAGGTAGCGCGTGGCCGTGGTTTAAGTGTTAAAGCAATACTTGATACTCAGGCGCGTATGTACTCAGGACAAACCGCCGTTGACATGGGCCTAGCCGACAAGGTTATAGCTAGTCACGAAATTATTCCGCACTTGGTTAGCCAGGGCGCGGGAAACAATCAATCTTTATTCCTGGCAGATTCGCCAGTTTCATTAAACGCAGAGGTAACAGAAATGCCAGATAAAAATAAACAAACGAAAGTAGCCGAAGTTGTAGACGACAAAAAGAAAAACGCCGTTGTAACAGCCCCGGAAGATAAAAACCTAGACGCCGGCGCACAAATGCAACAGCGAATAGCCGGAATTATGGATAATGACTTGTCAGCAACTAACCCCGGCTTATCAAAGCATTTAGCTTTTAATACCTCGTTGTCAGTTGTTGAAGCTGAAAGCATTATGAAAGCCGCCGACGCCGACCGCCCGGAAATTACCGAAGCGCCAAACCAAGACGCCGCCGCTTCATTTTCAAAAGTGCTAGCCGATTCGTCAGCCGAACCAATCGCACCGGAAGCCGACGAAACAGAAGGCACCGACCAACTAGCCCGCGTACTCGCAGCAGCAGACGCCGCCGGTATTCAATAATCATTAGCCGAAGGCGTTAAACCACGCCAACGGCGTTTATAACTTTTAACCACCAGGAGCATTAAAAATGCCAATTGCACAAGCAGAAGAACAGGTTTACACCCGTAAAAATTTAAAAAGTGGTTCAAACACCATTAATTCTAATAGCGTTACCGTAGCCGGTGGCCAGGGCGTTTTAGCTGACAACACAGTTATGGCCGTAGCGAACAACGGCAAAGCGGTAAAACATAATCCAGGTAGCGCAGACGCCGGCACCAAAATTGCCAAGTTTGTTTTACCTAATGGCTTTGACACTACCGCCGGCGATAAAGTTGCTAGCGTTTATACATCAGGCTCTTTCAATCCAGCCGAACTGGTTTGGGATGGCGCAACAAATACGCTGTTGTTACAACAAGCCGCGTTTGCTGGCACACCTATTTCAATCCGTAAACCACTCGCTAGAACTTAACAATAGTTAAGTTTATTTACTCTTAAATAGCCCGCTTATCGCGGGTTTTTTTATACCCAAAATTCAAAAATTCAAACATTAGGATAACCCAATGGAATTATTAGATACCCGTACCATGCTTGGTTTAACGGAAAAGAAAAAGCCGTTTCAACCATTTTTATTAAATGCTTTTTTTCGTCGTGAAATTCGTTTTACTACTAAAAAGGTTGACTTAGAAAAAGTAATCAAGTCAAACCGTTTAGCGCCGTTAGTTTCGCCAGTTGTAGCCGGCCGAGTAATGGAAAAAGACGGCGGTACAATGATGAGCTTACAACCAGCTTACGTTAAGCCAAAAGATGTAATCGACCCGGAAGACGTTATCGAGCGTATGGCCGGCGAAGCGATAGGCGGCGAATTAACGCCGGATTCTCGCGCTTTAGCCTTAAAAGCTAAGTACCTGGTAGAACACGAAGAAGCTATTTTGCGCCGTGAAGAATGGATGGCTTCAAGCCTATTAGTTCACGGTAAATTCACGCTGGCAGGCGACGACTACCCTACGGTAGTAGTTGACTTTAAACGTTCAGCAGAAAATACCCCGGACGTTTCCGGCGGCGCGCGCGATTGGTCAACACTTACTAAAAGTTCAACTATTCCAGAAGAAGATTTAGAAGATTGGATGTCTCGCGGTACTAACCCTATCGACATTATGATCATGAACAATAAAACGTATCGCACGTTTACTTCTTTTGACTCAATTAAAGAGAAGTTAAAAGATCATAGTGGTTCAAAAACGACCTTAGAAACAGCCTCTTTTAATGGCCGCTTAATTGCTCATATGGGTAATTATGGCGAAGTTGAAGTTTGGGTTTATACCGGCGTTTATGAAGACGACGCGGGCGTATCACAGAAGTTTATTCCTGATGGTCATATTGTTATGGCTAACAGTGGCGCCGAAGGTGTACGTCTGTACGGTGCTATTTTAGACCCTCGCGCCGGCTACCAAGCTTTACGTCGCTTCCCTAAAAACTGGATAAGCGAAGATCCGGCGGCAGAGTTCATTATGACTCAATCTAGCCCGCTGGTTTGTATGCCAGATCCAGATGAAATTGTAAGTGCAAAAGTTTACTAATCAAACAACCGATAAGTAAATAATTATGAAGCCCGGACACTATCAAAAAAGTGTGTCGGGCTTTTTTATTCCCCTCTTAATTCCAGGTAGAAATTATGTCAAAGCCAGAAACCGCAGCACAAGAAAAAAAGCGTTTAGCCAAAGAAGAAGAACAACGTTTAGCAGACCTGAAAGAAGAACAACGTTTAGCAGATTTAAAAGAAGAACAGCGTTTAGCCGACTTAGAAGAACAACGTTTAGCCGACTTAGAAGAACAGCGTTTAGCAGACCTGGAAGCCGAACAACAAGAACAGCCAAAAATAAACTTAATTTGTACTGCTTATCACGAAGACAACGACGCCGACGGCAATAAAGTTTGTTACCACAAAAACGACGTTATTGAAGGTTTAAGCGAAGACGCAGCTTATCAGCTAGTTAGTCGTAAAAAAGCCGTTTACGCCGCAGAAACCGAGTAATGAGCGCCTTCGACGAACACTTAGCAGACCTTGACGCGGCGCAACATGAACTATACGCCGATAGCGTAACGGTTAACGGTGTACACGTTGAAGGCATTGAAGACCAAGATACCCTTGTTTTTGATGGCGTTAATACCGAAGTTCGCACCCTGGAAATTTACACCAAGGACGAGCCAGCAGGGCTAGGGTTTAATCAAACCGTCGTTACCAGTAGCGGTAGCTATACCATTCGAAATTACACCCGCGAAGACGGAACAACAACCATTTATTTACAGGATTAATTAGCATGAGAATTATATTGAAATGCGGCACAACGATTGCCGGTGAAAAAGTACCTATGACAAGTATCAGTAAAGGTAAAAAACCTCAAGCTGAATACACTTGTTTAGAAGCACCAGACGTTGAAGCCCGCGCCGCGATTAATCGCCAACACGCCGCTTTAGCCACTGTTAACGATGAAATTAACTTTACCTTAAAAGCTGTTAAATAATGGCCGCTTTGCCGGCTAAAAAGTTTAGCCGGGCAAAGCTAAAACCACGCCAAGCTATTCACAAGCAAGCGCAAGGGATCATGGATTTATTCCATGATTTAGGCGGTATAACAGCCCCAACCGTGGCCGCTAGAACAGTTAATAAAATAGCGACCAGGGTGATTAGTGGCGCCGTACCTAAAGCGTCAAAAATGGCCAGTGTTGACCCGTATCATATTCGCCGAAAAATGCCAAAGCGCGCGCAATTCAAAGCCACTAAAAATAACCCGGCCGGCAAGCAGCCCAGGGCAAAAATAACCGTAACGCGTGGCGAAATGTCAGCTATTAGCATGTTTATGGCAGTACGCAAAAGCCGCGCTAAAAATACCAACATTGTTAAAGGTAAGCTGGATATGTCAGCGCTAAATAATGCCGCTGAGCAAGGAAGAGGCCAAAAAGGCGTAACGGTTGGTAAGGGCCGATTTTCCCGGTCATACCCTGGCGCGTTCATTCAAAACGGCAAAGCAAGGGCTACAAACCCCGCTTATAACAAAATGCTCGTTGAAAAATACGGCGCCGGTAAAAACGTATTGGCCGGTAAGCATTTTCAAGTATTGCAACGCAAAGGTAAGAAACCTTACCCCTTAAAAGTTTTAAAAATTCCCATGCACAAAGCGATAACTAACGCGTTTGGTAAAAGCGCCCGCGATATATACCGGGCCGGTGGCCTAGCGTCGCAATTATTCGAACATGAAGTTAAACGAGAAATTAACAAAATGACAGGACTTAGATTGTAATGAGAAAAACAAAAGCAATAAGAAATGCCGCGAAAAATATTGTCGTAACCGCGACCGGCATAGGGACGGTTTACACCAGCCGGTTAATGAATATTGACCCTAGCCAGGTGCCACTTGCCATGGTTTATTTTGACGAAGGCAGCACAGCACTAAAAGGCATGGAAGAACGCGAAACCGACGCTACTTTAATTGTTGAAATTGTCGGTAAAGCCGCGATTGATCTTGACGATGTTTTAGACGACCTAGCCGAACAAGTCGAAACGTTACTTGATGAAAGCGGCCAATTATCAGGGGCAGTAAAAGTTTTGTCGCAAACCGGTTTTAGTTACAACCGAGACGATAATAGCCCCTTTGGCACGATAGCCCTTAACTACCGCGTAAATTTTTAAACCCACCAAAAACCCACAGTAAAAACACAACAAAAGGTAATTATTATGATTGGAGCAGGTACTAAGTTCTTTCGCTCGAACGACGGCGTAGCTTGGACACAAGTAACAAAAGTATTAGATTTAACCCCACCAGGTATGACGCGCAGTTCTTCTGAAAAATCTTATTTAGAAAACACCGCAAACGCCAAGAGCTATGAGCCTGGCATGATCGACCCTGGCGAAATGGAAATCACTTTAGAATTCGCCAAAGCCGACGCCGCACAAGTCGCATTAAAAGGCGACTTCGATACTAAGTCTAACTTTCATTACAAGGTTGTTTATCCAGACAACACTAAGCACACGTTTGAAGGCCATATTACGGATTGGGGTATTGAGTTACCGAAAGAAGAAACCGTTACTCGTAAAATCAAAATTAAGTTATCAACGGTTATATCAGAAGGCGTAGAGGCTTAATTATGAGTTTATTCAAACAGTTTCGAAAGCAAGAAGAACTGGAATTTAAAGGCGAAAAATTTACATTATTCGAGCCGAGCGCATTAGATCGCACGTTGCATTTACAACGCGTTGAAAAAATGAGTGAAGATTCTACGTTTGAAAAAGACGGCAAAGGTAACACCCTAATTACATTGGAAGTGCTAAAGGCTAATTTAGAAAGTAGCGTTGATTTAATCGCTATTTGTTTGGCCCCAAACTATGAAAATGTAAGCCTGGACGAAGTACGCGCCGACATATTAGCCAACGCTAATAAAGACTTTGTTAATGCGTTTTATCCAGTAGCCGAATCACTGTCTTACCCGACCGCACCGGAAGATACAGACAGCCCAAAGCCCGACCGGGATTTAGATTCTGTTACAGATTAGCGTTAACTGTTGGACGACTTGACGTTGAAAACATGTTGGCTAGTTTAACCGCTAGCCAGCTTGATAAATGGTTCTGGTTTTCCCAGGTAGAGCCTATAGGTTTTCCCGCCCAGGACTTTTTTGCTGCTAGACAATTAGCCGCAACTTATAACGTTACTGGCGGTTTTAAGCCCCTTCTAAATTCCGAAGATTTTTTATTACACCCCCCAAGTTCAAACGCTAATCAACCGCAAAAAAGCTGGAAAGATTTAAAAGCCTCTATGAGTTCAGCCGTCAAAAAGGAATAAGTCCAAATGGCACAATCAATACCATTAGAGCTGTTATTACAATGTAATGTTGCCGGTTTTAAATCGGGTATGAATGCAGCGCAAAAAGAAGTTAAAGACTATACAAAAAAAGCCAAAGGCGCCAAGGAAGATACCAATAAATTATCAACTTCATTTTTACGCGCCGGTAATAGTGCCAGTATTTTTTATGGTCCGTTAAATGGTGTTTCAGGTCGTTTAACTTCTATAGGTGTAGGTCTTAGAGCTTTGCCTTTACCGATTCTAGCCGTGACAACCGCCCTTACCGCTATGACTATTGCCATGGCTAAAGCTATTGGTCAGTCGCAAAAATGGGAAATGCAAGAATTAATGTTAGCCAAGCAATTAGAGCTAACAGGCTACAACGCCGGCAAAACCGCCGCGCAACTAACAGCCAGCGCGAAAGCGCAAGGTAAGAACACATTGACCAACGTAGAGGCCGCTAGGGCCGCTCAGAGCGTTTTATTAGGCTTTGACAGCGTACAAGGTAAAGTGTTCGATAGAACCATGGCCATAGCTATGGATATTGTCCAGGTTTACGGCGGCGATTTATCAAGCGCAGTAACCAAAGTGGCTAAAGCCCTGGAAGACCCGGCCAGTAAATTAGAGTCATTAATTCGTGTCGGTGCAAAATTTACCGACACGCAAGAAGAACAGATAAAAAAATGGTCAGAGCAAGGGCAAGCGGCCCTGGCACACGACGCCATTTTGTCAAACCTAGAACGTCGTTTAGGTGGTACCGCTATTGAAGCGGCCAAAGGTTACGCCGGCACACTAGATACATTGGGCCACAATACAGAATTGTTCTTTGAAGCAGTAGGAAAAGCAACCGGCGCCGCTACGGGTATCGAAACTTTTTTACGCGTGATCAATAAAGGCGTTGAGGCGATTAACGAAGATTTAAACCCCGACCGTAAAGGCCGGATGGATGAATTAAGACTCGACATTATCAGATTACAAAAAGTAGTTGATAACTTAGGTGAAAATACCGGCGTAGACAAACTAGCCCGTGATACCGTTATTGCAAAATACGCCTTAAAAAAAGCAACCACAGAATACAAAAAATTATTTAAGTTAAATTCCGAAGAAATAGGCAAACAGTTTAAAGCCAAGCAAGCCGGACAGAAAAAGGAAGACGCGCGCGCGAAAAAAGCCGCCGCCGAATTTTTAGACAGCCAGCAAACCGCCGGGTTAAAAGCGTTAGTAGGGTTAGAAAGCAACCTTAAAATTGAAGGGCAAAAAATAAAAAATGCTCATTCAAAACGCTTGAAAGATATTGATAGTTTGGTTTTAACGGAAACCGAAATTAAAGCCCGTGGTTTTGAAGATATAGCAAGTTTGCAAGACAATTACCGCAACTTATCGAACGCAAAACATGAACAAGATCTAGCTGATTTACAAGCGCGAAATAATAAAGAGTTGCAAGCCAACCGCGACAAGTTAGCGCGCATTGCCACGCTACAAGTAAAAGCCAAAGAAGACGCGGCCAAATTAGCCGGGAAAATTGGCGGTAAAGACACTAACGCCGAATTCAAATATAAAAAAGACTTGGCGGCCCTGGTTGAGTTTCATAAAAAAGAACTTTATACCAAAGTTGAATTTGAAAAGCTTAAAACACAGCTAGCCGAAAATTACGCAAAAACCCAGGAAGAAATTCGTTTAGGCGTAGACCCCGACTCTAGCGAATATCAAGACAAGTTAGCCAACTTTGAAAACAGCTTATTAGGGGAAGAAAACGCCCTAAAATCAAGCTACGACCGCCGCATTCAAGCCCTTGATAACTTTAAATTACAAGAGCAAGGACTCGACGCCAAATACGCCGAAATGAAAGGGCTTATTGACGAAGAATACCAAGAAAAGAAAGCAACCGCCGAGCTTGAACAGCATGGCGCTTACGGCAAATTACTTGGTGGTTTTATCGGTTGGGAAAAGAAAACCAACCAAGATAAATCTAAAGCGTTAATTGGTATGGGCGCAGCAACAATGAATGCGCTAGCCGGGCAATCTAAAAAAGCTTTTAGAGTTAAAAAAGCCATGATGATAGCTGAAACCGTTATGTCTACTTATCAGATGGCGGTTAACTCTTATAACGCGTTATCGGGTATACCCGTTGTCGGCCCGGTGTTAGGCGCTATAGCCGCCGCCGGTGCTATTGCGTTTGGTGTTGGCCAGGTAAACACCATTAGAGCGCAACAGCCCTCCCAATATCATCAAGGTATAGATTATGTACAACAAGATTTAGGTAATGTTTCGTTGACCAAAGGGGAGCGCGTTTTAGCCCCACGATTAAACAAAGATTTAACCGGCTACCTGGATAAAAAACGCGGACCGGAAGGCGAAGACGGCGGCATGAAAGTTTATATGACTAACCACATATCAGCGCTTGACGGTGCCAGTGTTGAGCAAATATTAATGAAGCAAGGCGGGGCTATATCAAAAGCCATTAGCCGCCACAATCGCCGCGTTTAGCGGCGTTTTATTAAGGGTAAAAAAATGATATTACCAAGCAAATTTTTAACCGCCGCCCTGGAATTTAAAGCTAAAACTTTTAATAGCCGAAAATCAGAATCGAGAGGCGGCACCCGGATTGTTAATGGCGCTATAGGGCATCGTTATATTTGCTCTCTAGATACGCCCTGGTTAACTGTTGAGCAAATTAGGCAGTTGAATGCCTGGGAAGAAAGTTTGGAAGGTACCGCCGGAGTTTTCAGCGCGGTCTTGCCTGTGTTTAGCAAGCCAGAAGGATTGGCCACAGGTAGCCCGCAAGTTAAAACGGCCCTTGTTCCTGGTGTAAAGCAGCTTGTGATTAAAAATTTAACCATAAATACCGCCGGAATGTATAAATCGGGCGATATGCTGACGTTTGCTAATCATTCAAAAGTTTACAAAATAGGACCAAAGCCGACCGGTGATATTTTTAGTTATGACACCAACGCAAGTGGCGAAGTAACCGTTTATTTAACCTTGCCGCTATTGAAGGCGGTACCGTCAAATAACGCCATTAATTTTAATGATGTTGTTTTTATTTTTGCCGCTGAAAAAGACGAAGTTAAATTTAAAGTCGCCGCTAAAGATGGCGGTTACAGCAAATTGAGTCTTGACGTAGAGGAAGTTTATTAATGCCAAAATCAACAAGTGCCGCAGTTAAAGCGGCCAAGTTAGCCGGCGGTAAGTACGTCCATTTAATTGAATTAGCTTTGCCAGTACCCCTTTATTTGTCTGATTCGATTGAACTTTATTATGACGGAAAAACCTTTTTAGGAAATGGCGTTTTATTGGACGTTGACCCAGGCGCCATGACAGAAGGTATAAAATCTAATGATTGGAATGTAACCCTATCAAGTGCAGACCCGATAATTACCCAGGGGGTGATCGGGCAAAACTACTTGAATAGTTGGGTTTATCATCATAAAGCCTGGATTGATAGCAATGGCGCAATTATTGGTGTTGAGACGAAGAAGTTTGGCACAGTGCTAACCATGGTAGAAGAAGACGATACCAAGGTTTCTGAAATTGAAGTAACTGTTTCTAGCCCGTTTGGCGACGCCCAGGCATCAGCAGGAATTAAAACAAATTTAAGATCACATCAAAAACATTATGGTGCCGACGATGATTTTTTTAAATTCGCCCACGAAACAACAATAAAAATTCCAACAATAAGACGCCAAAGCGGCGGTTGGAAAGGGTCCGTCGGAAAATTTTAGATTAACAGGATTTATATATGAGTATATTTAGCGCCGCGTGGGATTGGTTAGGTGGCAAGAAAAAAACAAAGAAAAGACAGGTTACAGATACCCAAAAAGACCGCAGCCCTACAGATGAATTTTTACAAGTATTAATTGGCAACCCTGGAAAGGTTGAGCCTAAAATTGTGTTCAAACGCATTAGCAGTGATAAAAAGTATTTAGGTATTTGTTGTGTTTGGGGTTACGGCCCGGTTGCCAATGCAGATAACATCAAAGTTTATTTAGATGATTTACCGTGGGACCACTCTAGCTTTGAGGTTGGCAATGGAAAATTAGCCCAAGTTCAAACCTTTACCGGTTTAGACAATCAAGTAAAAACTAACTATACCTGGTTTCAAAATACATTTTCATACACAGGGAATACTCATGGTCGCGGCGTTGTTTATAGCCTTATCGCCATATCATTAGACGGTGATATTTTCCCGACAGAGCCTAAAATATACGCAAAAATAAGCAATAAAGTACCTATTGTTAATGATGGCTCAGAGCGACATTTACTTAGCTTGCCCGACATTAATAATCCGGCCTTAGTGGCTAGCTGGTTTTTACGAGATAACGTGGTTGGTTATGGTTTTCCATCGTCAGTGATTGGCGATAGCTTCACTACGGTTCGTAATTGGATAAACGACAACCCGGTACAGCAACATACCGGCTCAAGTGACTTAGTGCAGCGCTTTACGGTTAACGGCAATTTAACCGGTAAAAAAGAAGATATATTGCAAGAAATTCTTGATACTTTTTACGCAAAAATAGTTTTTGTTGATGGTAAGTTTGAAATTAATATAAAAGGGTTAAATGTTAATTCGCAATTAACTTTAGATAAAAGCAACTTTACCAAAGACAGAACAACATTCGAAGGCGTAGACAAAAGCAGTCGCTTTAACCGGGTAATTGTTACTTTTATTAATGCTGAATTAAATTATGAGTCTGATCAAGCTATCTACCCGGAGAAGGACGACCCGCTTTTCGATACCTGGTTAGCCGAAGATAAAGGGGTTTTGCAAGAAGAAGAAGTAAGCCATAAATTAATTGACAACTATTACGAAGCCCTAGAGCAAGCAAAAATATTAGCCAGGGAAAGCCGCGAAGTTACCACCTTTAAACTAAAAGCAACCGCAGGAGCCGGGGACTTAATACCTTATGACCCTGTTATTGTCGTTGAACCCCGTAAAGGTTGGAGCAATGAATTATTTTTTGTTGAAACTATCGATACGCACAGCGACGAAGCCGAAGAATACGATTTAGAATTAAAAAGCTTTAATCCGACCATTTACGAATGGTTAGAGAAAGGGGAATACACCCCAGAGGCGGTTATAGATCCCGTTGATTTACGCGCAATAGGTAAGCCAACAGGGCTAGCGTTTGACGCTAATTATCAAACATTAACTTGGACAAAACCCGTTGATACAGTGTCAGGTTATGAAGTTGTTGTTTATACCGGCTCAGATACTAGTAACGCCGCTAATTATGTGAAAACCGTTACTTGTTCAACCCCTATTAAACGCTTTAATTTACCGCCAGGCCAATATACTTTCATCGTTATTGCACTTGGTCTTTTTGGCTATTCAAAAGCAGAACTCACCGCGAATTCAAACAGAATAAACGCGGTTACAAGTTTAGCTTTTACCGACGGAAACCCACCAGGTACACAAGGTAAAATTAGCTTTAGTCACGAAAATTCTGATCTTGTTGGTCACTTTGTTTTATCCATTAAAGACAGCAACAACAATGTTGTTCAAACCCTTGTCGTACAGCCGCACAGCGCGACAGAATACGGCGAATTTGCAGATAGAATACAATTGCTTGAGGCACCATAATGAGCGTTAAAAATTACGAACAATATATAAACGACTTACCTATTGGGAATTACACTGTAGAAGTTGTGGCGGTATCTGAAAGCAATAGAACAACATCTGAGATATCCACAACGGCTATGGAAATTACAATTGATCCTGATTTTAAAGCGTATATTGATGCAACGTTTGTCGATACCGTGAAGTATGGACTTGATCAAACGGCTATCCAGGCACAACTAGATAAAAGTATAACGACTTGGTTTTATGATGTAGAGCCAACTTTGTTGAATGTTCCCGCGAGTGATTGGGACACCGACGAGAAGAAAAACGTCCATTTAGGCGATCTTTATTACGACAATATTACCGGGTTCGGCTACCGTTTTCGCTTAGTTTCGACCGTGTATTCTTGGGTTGTTATTACCGACTCAGGCATAACATTAGCCCTTTCAAATGCCTCAAAAGCCCAGGACACCGCAGACAGTAAACGTCGTGTTTTTGTCAGTACACCAGTGGCTCCGTATGATATAGGGGATTTATGGGACTCAGTAACAGGTATTCAACGTTGTAAAATTACCAAAGCTAAAAACGCGTCGTTTGCGGCGGCAGACTGGTATTTAATTAGTGATGTTACTGATTACACAAATACAGATATAGCCAATAGTGAAATTAACCTAGACCACTTAGGTATCGGTAATGTTGAAAATAAAAGTTCGGCAGAAATACGCGCAGAGTTAACAGCAACAGAAATAAAAACCGGGGCCGGGTGGGATAATCTACCTTATTCCGGGGCGACGGTTAATACCGGGTTGTTCGCTAATCTTGCCGGGAAAATGACGTCTGGAAATATATCTACTTATTTTGGGGCCGATGCGATAACCGCTTCAATAATTGATGTTACTGATTTTTACGCCCGAAGCGCAACCGTATCCGGGATCTTGACGGTTGGTGGTGGTGGTGCCAACAAATACGAATTGACGTTAGATGGTTCGGGTGCCGCCTCTCCTTTTAAAATATTTGACACGACCCCTGTATCTGGCGGTTTAGTATTGGGCTTTGACTCAGAGGACAGACCTTGGTTTAGAGGTGGTATAGGTAAAGACTCTATACAATCTATGGAGGCTTTTACCCCGGAAGTTTTAGCACAGATTATTCCCCTGGTGGAAGGTTCAAGCGGCGGCCAGGCAGAAACAACCGGGCTACCTGTTGCTTTACATACCAGTACAGTAATAATGTCAAAAGTAATCACGTTAGCGAGTGCTAATAGTTCGTCGTCTACTGTATCAGTTAGTTTTGCAGACTCCGGGGCCGTTGAAGATAACAGCGCGTCGCCAGTATATAAGCTAGAAATTTTCCGGGCCGGAACAACGGCGGCTATATATTCGAAAAATTATAACGGATATTCAGAGCAGCGAAGTTCTGGCGGCCCTATTTACAATTTTGGTATTGACGTAAATCTAGATTTTATTGATGCTAATCATGCGACGGCAAACGATAGCCCTCTAAGTTACACCGTAAAAATAAATCGATTAAGCGGGCCTGTTAATGCACCCTCTTTATCGTCTTGTAGTATGGCTCAAACCATACAAGGCGGCGGCGTAGCTGGTGCCGCTACAACCCTGGGCGGTAAAAGTGGCGATTATTATTTAGACTATAATAATTCAACGAATAAGCCGACAACTATGTCTGGTTTTGGGGTAAGCGACTACATCAGCGCCGACCGTAGAATCGACACAGGTACGGGTTTGTCGGGTGGTGGTACATTGTGGGCTAATCGAACACTGAGCATATCTGCTGCAATGATCCCCGCTACTGCTAGTGAGTTGTCTTCTAGTGATGACCTTAACAACTTATGTCAAGGTGCGGACGCTGGATTTTATTATCAATCCTCTAACGCTGACGCACCAGGGAACAATTATCCCAAGGGGCATTCTGGTTCATTAATAGTTCAGAAGTCGGCTAGCACTGGTGGTTATGGAGCAACGCAACTTTATCAAACTTACCATGCTACAACACCGGAGTTATATTTTAGGTCAGGTTATGGGACAATTAGCAGTTGGCGCAGAGTTATTACTAACTATAATTATATTGACTACACTGTTACTAAAACGGGTACAGGTGCTTCCGGCACTTGGGCAATTAGCATAACAGGCAATTCGACGTATGCTACCAACGCTGGCAATGCGGATAAATTAGATGGGCTACATGCTAGTGAGTTTGGCATACTTGCCGCTTCAAATACTTGGGCAGGCAATCAAACTTTTACTTCTAGTAGTAGTTACCCACTCGTTCTAAACAGGTCTGTGAACACAGGTGGCGTTGGTATAAAGTTTACTGATAACGCAGCACAATCACAGTACGGCTTTATTACATACTACCATGCTGACTCTCAAAGTTATGGCTCAGGTAATGCGTTTGTATATTCTGGCGACCAGCCAACTATGTCACATGTGTTTGCCACAGGTACTAACAACAATGGCTTACAGGTACTTACATCAGGCACGTTTCATGATGTTTACCATGCTGGCAATATTCCAACGTGGAACCAAAGCACGACAGGTAATGCGGCAACTGTTACCGCAGGTTTATACACTGACAACACAGAGCAAACCGTGTCAGGTCTTAAGACGTTTGATAACTTAAAGATTGGCAACAGCAACAAAATCATATTCGCTAACGGGGATTACATCAGATATGACGACACTCTAAATGTATACTATTTTAGTATGGATGGAGGGGACGGTAACGCTATTATTCAGGCGACAACATTCCAAGGAGCACTAACAGGTAATGCCACTTCGGCTTCTAACGCTGATAAGCTTGACAACTTAGACAGTACAGCATTTGGATTATTGGGTACTTCTAGAGCTTGGACAGCTACGCAGACTTTTGCTGAGTCTAGACACACTACCTTAAAAATTGGGGCGGATGGTACGCGTGGTTATTTCTTCAGCGATGCCGCTAATAGAACATCATTCAGAGATGGTATATTCTACCTTCAAGATACAGTACCCATTTTCTACAATTACGCTCAAACTACATATCACGGTAGTGCTAGTGGTAGCGCTCAAAGCTTTAGAGCTAGTAATTTAACGGGGAATAATTGGGGGATTAATCCTGCAGGTGCTTATTCTGGGTCAAGTGTGTCTGTTACAGGCTCAGTATCCGCTAACGATAATATGTACCTAGCAGCCTCTAATGGTAACGGGTATTGTTTTTGGGACTCGTCGGCATACCGCATGTACATGGCATCTGCTACTGGTTCTGACATTAGTGAATTATGGTCAACTGCTGACTACAACATGTACTTCGAAATGACAGGAACTAACCGTGGCTTTGTTTGGTACAACGGTAGTTATTCTGGTACTGCTCAAATGCAACTAAATAATGGAGACTTACGCGTACAAGGTAGTGTTGCAACTAACACTTATTTTAAATCCACAGATGATAACGTGGTGTTAGGGACAGCTACCGCAGGTACGGTATTCCTTCGACCTCAAGCGTACAATTCTGGTACAGCTCAAATTGCTATTGATACGGCTAATAGCGGGACTATGTATGGTTCGGGTAAAGAAATGTTTCGTTACGGTCAGGATAACTGGTTACGTGTAAACCAAGCGGGTAATTTCAGCAGTGGTACGATTGTTTACGGTATTTTAAGTGTTACAGGTCTTCTAAGTTCTAGTGTAAGAGTCGAAGCACCAACTGTTCGAGTATCTAACGATACTGATACTTACATGAGTGTTGCAGGTATTTATGACGATGGTAAAAGAGTTTACTCAGAAAACAACAACGTTTTAATTAATCCTACCATCGACCGTATTTATGCGTTCGGTGATACAGATACATACACTGACTTTCATGCTGCTAATAGTTGGCGAGTGGTTGCAGGAGGTGTTCAGCGTTTTTCTGTGAGTAGTTCAGAAGTTAAGACAGAGGTAAAACTTACCGTTAACAGCAGCTTTAAAGTCGCAAGTACAGCCGAAATGGACTACGGCATTCATGGCGGTTACGGTAACAGTAATTCATCTGGCGGCGCTTGGGGTTCTAATATCTGGTCAATGGGTACGTCTTATGACGGTGGTCATGCAGGCACTTCTTATACTCGACCTAATTACGGTATTTGTTGGTTGCGTTCGGGTTTAACTGCACAAGGTTATAACAGCTATGCAGGCGAAGGGGTTTATCTTGCTTCTCAGAATTTAATTAGAGCGGGTATCGGTCATTTAGGTATTTGGACCACCGGAACATTGCGGTCTAACGGTTCAGCTTATTTTCCAGCAAGCTTTATAACGTCGGCACGTAGATATAAAAAAATTGAACGTGTGGTTAGTCCTTTTGAATCGCTCAATAAAATTTGTGCAATTGGGCGCAAAGGTGTTTCAGTTGGTACATGGAAAGATCCAGCAAAAGACAAGCATACTCACCGATGGTTAATCGCCGAAGACGTTGAAAAAGAAATGCCCGAAGTTGTTACTAAAAATGAAAAAGGGCAATGTGAGAACTTAAACCAGACTGAAATGATTGCGGATTTATGCGCTTGTGTTTATGCACTTGAGCAGGAAATGAAATCAATGCAACATAACTTCAACAAGCAATTATCGGAGTTGACCCAATGACAACATCGTATAAGGATTTAGCGGGTAATGACTTGGACGCAGTGTTCGAGCTTGCCCCGTCGGAGGCGTACAGTATTTATGCAAATATTGTCGGTGAAGACCTTGAACCCTTTGAACGAATAGTTATTTGTAGTGCCGGGCAAATGAACACGAATAACGGCGTGACCGACTTGCTTAAACGCTACTTGTGGAAAGGGTTTGGTAGTGCTGCTACGAGTACGGGGCATCATATTGTGGTAGGCGCGCAGTTGTACGATGGCCAGGGCGACAATGTTGGTCCGGTTCACTTCTTAAACACGCCCCTTGCCAGTTGGGGGGCTGCGATTAATAGTTCGGGTGGGCCGCCTTCCTGGAATACGTCAACAGGCATTTTTACAGGTAATTCTTTAGTCGAATTTGGCGCAAACTATAAAACGTTCACTATGCCGCTTAGTGTTTTAGCGAGTGCCTTTCCAATCACAAGCTACACAATAACGTCGACTAGCGTAACGTTTTTATCAGGTAATTCCATTGAATTCACAGGGAGCTACGAAGGCGCAAGGGTAAACGGCTCTAATCTTGAATTGGATACTAAATGTTTTACGGATAATTCGGGAAGCTCCGGCTCGCAATGGCGTTTTATTGTAAAAGTAAAGGCGCATAGTGTAGCGGGAGTAAGTGGCTATTTTACGGCTACTTTTGACATAACTTATAACACTCACAATGTCGGTGGTGGTGGTGGTAATGATTTATAACCACATTTATAACAATTTAATAAAACACTAAAAATTACCCATATACAAAGGTGAGAGCAATAACGCCAACCTTTGAAAATAAATTTTAATCAACCAAGCAGGAAATAAAAAATGTTAATAGTTAGCTTTATAGATCCACAACAAACACAGCAAACAGACGCTATTGTAAAAATACTTAGTGCTGATTTTAACGAAAGTAAAAGCTCTAGATTAGATACGGCGGGCGGCTATATTAATGCTACCCACGTAGAAAATATAAACACGCATCTTTCATACCAGGCGATTTATTGGACCAGTAAAGAAAAGATGGATGCTGGCGCGGCCCCTTACGCTTTAATTAATCAAAAAGCGCAAAATGAAGGAATGCCAATCGAAGACAATAACTGGTTTAGAGAGAATAATCTTCACGCTGACTATCAAGGGTTAACGCCTATTAAAGCCGCAGAAAAACACTTGTTAGATGTGGTTTTTGCTCAAGGAAATAATTAACGTTATCGAGATATTGCGTAAAAAACACCTGGCGTATTATTAGCCAGGTGAAAACCCCCGCCTTTTAACAGAACGTTAAAAGATTGACAATCTGTTAAATTACTAGCATTATGCGACTTTAAAGTAAAATCACATAAAATATAGTTATTTAAGGGTGTCAAATGTCAGACAAAGAAGATAAAAAGAACGACGAAAGTGAACAGCAACAACAGCAACAACAGCAGCAACAACAAGCCAAAATTATTGATGGTTTAAAGATTCGAGTTTTTGACGCAGAAGAAAAAGCAAAAAGCTTAGAGTCTGGATTAGTCCATTTAGCCAAACTAAGTGGTTATGAAAAGCATGATATGGAAGGCTTAATTAAGCATTTGTCTCAGCCATACGAAAAAACCGTCGACGCAGCTTAAACCACAAAAAAACTTTAGTACAAAAAAAAGGCGCTTATATTTGCGCCTTTTTAACCCGTTTTTATTGAATATTATTTATTCCTTAACCTCTCCTAATCCTTCCCGCTCTAAAAATTCCTTAAATATTTTATATTTTTCGTTATTTTCCATGATGTAACGTCCTTCACCTTCTGAAAAATATATAACCAATAAATGTTCAACAGCTTCACTGTAGAGCTTGTCCATTGAAATCTTACGATTATCCTCCCTCATTAAGCAGTCTGACAGCAGTTTTATTGCCATGTGTTGCTTTAAACCTATTGTTAGGTTAGTTCGTTTAGTTATCTCGCTGGCGGCCTGTGTAATGGCTTGTTTATGTTCGTCGCTACTTTTTTGTATAGGCGCCTTGCGAAAACTACTTTTCTTGTTTTTATCAGTCATTTAATAGTGCCTCTACTTCTTGCATGATACCGGCAAATTCTTTTTTAGCGGCCGGATTTTTACCTGGGGAACAAACGCCATCACCTAACCCTATTGAGTATCTATATTCGTCGCGTATATCAAGATTGCCCTTGAAAAAAGGTATTTCGAACTCTTCTATCTCACTAACCGCAAAATCTTGTATCTTGCTGTTATGCCTGGTCATGCCAAACAATATAGCCGCCTTGGGTAAACCGTCGGTCATTTCTTGCCTGCTTTGTATTAACTCTGCCATTTTAGGGAATACCCACGTATCGGCCGGAGAAGGAACCACAGGTAAAACAACAAGGTCAGCAAGTTTTATACAAGCGGTAGCAATAGGAGAATTACCTGGGCGGCCATCAATAATAACGATGTCATAGCCTTTTGATAGTTCGTTTATGTCGCGCTCAATTATTTTTGATTTTGGGTTTTCGCTGTTAAGGCTGACACACGTTATTAAACAATCTTCATCATTTAAAGAGGCCCAATTAGAAGACGTTATTTGATCAGGTCTATCAATATCAACAAGTAGAACCCTTTTCCCCATTAAATGATAGAACCAGGCCATATTAGTGGCCACGGTAGTTTTGCAACACCCCCCTTTCCACGCTAAGACACTTATTACTTTTCTCATTGCTCATTATCCTTATTTGTTAATTTTACTAGGTGTAATCTATACGCTTTTACACAAATACACAATACACAAAATGATTAGTTTGGGTTCTTCTTCCTGTGATTACTGGCTAACGCGTTGAATTATATATAGATAAAAGAAACAGGAAGTCTGTATTTATTAACCGTTATTACGTCT